AGAGCAGCGTAAATGGGAACGCGAACAGGCTCAAAGAGCAGAGGAAATGCAGGCCCGGCAGCAGCCGATCCACGACATAACCCCTGAACAATTTGAGACTTATGAGGATTACGCAGAGGTTTTGGCCGAGCGTAAAGCCGAAGAAATGCTGGCACGCCGTGAAAGGGATGGCCAGCAACGTGCAATGCTAGAGTCTTATCACGAACGTGAAGAGGCAGCGCGGGACAAGTATGATGACTTTGAACAAGTTGCATACAACCCCAACCTTCCGATCACCGACGCGATGGCAATGGCAATACAAGCGTCCGACATTGGCCCCGACGTGATTTATCACTTAGGTGTCAACACTAAAGATGCCCAACGTATTTCGCGTCTAGACCCCATTTTACAAGCTAGGGAAATTGGAATGATTGAGGCGCGGCTTTCAGCCGAACCTACATTCAAAAAAACATCTAACGCCCCTGCACCTATTGCTCCTGTCAATGCCCGCACCGCTGGTGCGCCGACATTTGATACGACAGACCCACGGTCAGTAAAGTCCATGAGTACGTCAGATTGGATTGAGGCAGAACGGCAACGTCAGGTCAAAAAGTATGAGGCACAACGCAACCGATAATTTAGGATTATTTCCATGAGTAACTCGATTTTAACCATCGACATGATCACGCGTAAGGCGCTTGAGATTCTCGAAAACAACCTTGTTTTGACACGTAACGTAAACCGCCAGTACGACGACAGCTTTGCTGTTGAAGGTGCTAAAATTGGCTCAACCCTGCGTATCCGTCTTCCAGACCGTGCGCTTGTAACTGACGGCGCAGCCCTTCAGGTACAGGATGACAACGAGCAGTTCACAACTCTTGCTGTTTCCACCCAGAAGCACATTGGCGTTAACTTCACCACTGCTGAATTGACGATGCAGTTGGATGACTTTGCTGACCGCGTTCTCAAGCCACGTATCTCGCAGCTTGCTGCCAGCATCGACGCTGACGTTGCTAACTCGTATCTGACCATCGGTAACACGGTCGGCACGCCCGGTACTACGCCATCGACTTCGGCTGTTCTTCTTGCTGCACAACAGAAGCTGAACGAAAACGCTGCTGTAATGTCGCCACGTTATGCAACTGTTAACCCAGCCGCTAACGCTGGATTGGTCGAAGGTCTGAAGGGTCTATTCAACCCAACCGACACGATCAGCAAGCAGTTCAAGAACGGCATGATGGGTACAGGCGTACTTGGTTTCGACGAAATCAATATGTCGCAGTCCATCAAGCAGTTCACCACTGGTTCGCGTACTGCAACTGGCGGCACGACTTCGGCGGCTGTTACCACTGAAGGTGCAACCACCATCGCCATCACTGGCGCTGGCGCATCTGCTACGGTTAAGGCTGGCGACGTTTTCACTGTTGCTGACTGCTTCCAAGTCAACCCACAAACTCGTGAAAGCACTGGCTCGTTGTTCCAGTTTGTTGCTCTTGCTGATGTCACACTCAGTGGCGCTGGCGCTGGTAACGTAACTGTTGCTGCAATCTACTCGGCAACACACGCACTTGCTACGGTTAACACTCTGCCCGGTAACTCTAAGGCAATCATCTTTGTTGGTACGGCTTCTACGCAATATGCTCAGAACCTTATCTACCACAAGGACGCTATCACTTTCGCAACCGCCGACCTTCTGCTCCCACAGGGCGTAGATATGGCTTCGCGTCAGGTGCATAACGGCATTTCGCTCCGCGTTGTTCGTCAGTACGACATCAACAACGACCGTATGCCTTGCCGTATTGACGTTCTGTATGGCTACAGCACGATCCGTCCGCAGATGGCTGTTCGGATGTGGGGTTAATCTAACACGGCCCTCGGTTCGCCGAGGGCCACACTTTTTGAAGGATTTTTACTATGCCTACTTTACCTAATGGCGCCGGCGGCTATCAACTTGGTGATGGCAACCTCACCGAAGTTAACCTGTCAACGTCTCCTGTTCCTACTGCGTACACCGCGGCAGCAACAGTAACTACTCTTGATTTGTCTGGTGGTCTTATTGTCTACACTTCGGCGTCGACAGCAGACCTTACACTTCCTGCGGTTACCGTTGTTAACGCTGACATCAGCAGCGCAAAAATCAACTCAGCATTTGATATTGCTTTGGTTGCTACCAGCACTGGCGTACCTACTATCGTAGTAGGCACTGGCTGGACGTTGGTTGGCTCCGGCGCAGGCGTTGCATCGCGCAGCGTATTGTTCCGTGCTGTTAAAACTGGCGAAGCTACGTACAACCTGTACCGTATCGCTGGCTAATAGGTTTGCCCCGGCTACGGTCGGGGCATCCTTTTTAGGAGAAAACTAATGCCCAATACAAAACCTATTGGTGTTGCTTACCTCGACCAAGACATTATTGGCGCGCAATTTGTCTTGGCTGATGAGCAAATCGGCTACACCGCTGCAGCACAAGGTACGGTTACACAGGCGACAGACAAGTCAACTGCCGTAACGCTAAACAAGCCTGCTGGCCGTATCACCATGAACAACGCGTCGCTGACTACTGCCACTAACGCTACGTTCACGCTGAACAACAGCTTCATTTCTGCAAATGACACTGTTATTCTTACTATCTCTGGCGGCCAAGCGACTGCTGGATCATACAACGTGTTTGCTAACTCGCTGGCTGCTGGCTCTGTCAGCATCAGCCTGCGTAACATTTCTGGCGGTACGCTGTCAGAAGCAGTAGTGATTAACTTTGCTATTCTGCACTGCGTATAATTAATTTGGGCGGCTTTCGGGCCGTCCATTTTTAGATTTTTTGCGAGGATTTTGGCATGACTACGGCTGGGGACATAATTAACGGTTCGCTTAGACTGCTAGGCGTTCTGGCAGAAGGCGAAGTTCCATCGGCTGAAACGTCGCAAGACGCACTGCGCGCTATGAACCAGATGATTGATAGCTGGAACACAGAGCGTCTGTCCGTTTTCTCAACACAAGACCAAGTATTCACATGGCCTTCGGGCATCATCAGCCGCACGCTTGGGCCGACCGGCAACTTTGTCGGCAACCGCCCTGTCCTGCTTGATGACGCAACGTACTTTGTCGATCCCGGCACTGGCGTCAGCTACGGCATTAAAATGATTAACCAGCAGCAGTATGACGGCATCGCGGTCAAGACTGTAACGTCTACTTTCCCGCAAGTTATTTTTGTCAACATGACATACCCAGACATTGAAATGTTTATCTACCCGCGCCCTACGCGCGACCTGACATGGCATTTTATTTCGGTTGAAGAACTTACGCAGCCTGCAACGCTGGCAACCGTATTGAGTTTTCCTCCCGGCTATCTGCGTGCGTTCCGCTATAACTTGGCGTGCGAAATGGCGCCTGAGTTTGGTGAGGAACCGTCGGCACAGGTCCGCCGCATTGCTATGTCCTCGAAGCGTAACATTAAACGCATCAACAACCCTGATGACATTATGTCTGTACCGTACAGCCTTATTGCTTCACGCCAACGCTTTAACATCTATGCAGGGAATTACTAAATGACTAATATTGCTATCTCCGCGCTGCCGGTTGCCGCTTCGCAAGCTGGCGCTGATGTATTGCCGATTGTTCAGGCTTCGACCAGTACAACTAAGCAATTATCCGTAACCAACCTATTCACCAGCCCCGCGTTTGTTACGCCCGCATTAGGAACGCCGACCAGCGGTAACCTGTCGAATTGCACCAGCACATCTATGGTGTTGACAACTCCGATATTAGGAACGCCAACCAGCGGTAACCTGTCGAATTGCACCAGCACATCTATGGTATTAACAACTCCTGTGCTTGGCGCCGCAACCGGCACAAGTCTAAGCGTTACAGGAAACATTGTTATTAGCGGCACTGGAAAACTTGGCTACACAACCGGCTCTGGCGGAACAGTTACCCAAGCTACCAGCAAGGCAACCGGCGTGACGTTGAGCGAGTCAACCGGCCAGATTACGCTAAACGCCGCCGCGCTTGCCGCAGATACTACGGTCAGCTTTACATTAACTAACACCGTTATTGAGGCGAACGATATTTTAATATTGAACCATATCCGCGCTGGTACGGCAGGGTCTTACCTGCTCAATGCTCAGTCCGCCGCGGGTTCAGCCAGCATTAACGTGCGAAACATTACCGCTGGTTCATTGAGCGAGGCTATTGTAATTTCTTTTGCGGTAATCAAAGCGGTAACGACGTAAATGAAAACGCCGATCCTTGGGTCGGCGTATGTCGCTAGAAGCGTCAACGCCGCCGACAACCGCATGGTCAATCTGTTTCCAGAGATTGTCGCCGAAGGCGGCAAGGAACCCGCGTTTCTTCAGCGCGCGCCGGGATTGACTGTGTTGGCTACCGTTGGCGATGGCCCTATTCGCGGGCTGTGGACATATGGCGACTATGGCTACGCCGTGTCTGGCGATACGCTGTACCGAATCGACAGTAGCTGGAACGCGGTAGCTAAAGGTTCTGTAGGCGGCTCTGGCCCTGTCAGCATGGCTGACAATGGCACGCAGCTATTTATTGCGGCTAACCCGCAAGGCTACATTTACAACGCCAACACTGACGTGTTCCAGCAGATCACCGACCCTGACTTCCCCGGCGCGGGCACGGTCGGTTACATCGACGGCTATTTTGTGTTTAACGAACCCGGCACACAGAAAATCTGGGTTACGCAGTTGCTCGACGGCCTGTCCGTTGACCCGCTAGAGTTCGCCAGCGCCGAAGGCAATCCAGACAATGTTGTAGCTATCTTTGTAGACCACCGCGAAGTCTGGGTGTTTGGCACAAACTCAACCGAAGTCTGGTATGACGCAGGATTGCTCGACTTTCCGCTAACACGTATCCAAGGTGCGTTTAACGAACTGGGCTGTGCTGCCCCGTACAGCATCGCCAAGATGGACAACCAAGTCTATTGGCTAGGCAAGGACGCACGCGGCCAAGGCATCGTCTACAAGGCCGCTGGCTACATCGGTCAGCGCGTGTCTACGCACGCTATCGAATGGCAGATGCAAGAGTATGCTGACCTGACAGACGCTGTTGGCTACACGTATCAGCAGGACGGCCACAGCTTCTACGTCCTGAACTTTCCCAGCGCCGACACTACATGGGTTTATGATGTTGCCACTGGCGCGTGGCATGAGCGCGCGTCGTTTGCTAACGGCGATTTTAACCGCCACCGTGCCGACAATCAGATGTTCTTCAACAGCACCACGGTTGTAGGTGACTACGAAAACGGCAAGATTTATGAGTTTGACCTGAACGTGTACGCTGACGATGGCGCACCGCAAAAATGGCTGCGGTCATGGCGCGCGCTACCTACGGGCGCTAACAACCTTGCGCGTACTATCCAGCACTCCATGCAACTTGACTGCGAGACAGGCGTTGGGCTTAACTTATATCCCGCTTACGATGCTGAAGACCTTGCCACTGAATCAGGTGACATCCTCGTGGCCCAGTTTGTGCAAGGCTATTTGACTACGCAAGCCGGTGACCAGTTAGTCACGGAAGCCAACGATAATAACGAGCCATTGGTTACCCAAGTGCAACCCGCCGAAGATTACAACGGATACGTGCTAGAAACGGAAGCATACCCTGAAGCGCCGGGGTATACCCCGCAAGCTATGCTGCGCTGGTCAGACGATGGCGGCCATACATGGTCTAACGAACATTGGAAGTCGATGGGCAGAATTGGTAGATTTGGGCATCGCACCATCTGGCGTCGTCTTGGCGCGACGATGAAGATACGTGACCGCGTCTACGAAGTGTCGGGAACAGACCCTGTACGGATTTACATCATGGGCGCTGAACTAGCCATCAGCGGGACAAGCGCATAATGGCACTAGCGCCGATCAACCCCACACAGTTAACGCCGCCACGCGTCGCCTTTATAGACGAGCGGTCAGGCGCGATTAGCCGTGAATGGTATCGGTTCTTTCTGTCGCTGCTGACAGCTACGCAGACCAATCAGGATGAAGTCGAGTTAGCGCCTGACGCTACGGCGCTGATAGCATCCTATGACGCCATGTTGGCAGAACTAGCACAGGCTACCGAAAGCGCCCCTGACGGCGCGTCAGCATCTGACCTAGCGGTTGTGCAGAGCGACATTCAAACCTTAGAGTTAACCCCGCCCAACGCGTCAGCGTCTGAATTGGCTGTCTTGCAAGCAGAAGTTTTTGGTTTAGGGCTTGAGCCGCGTGCGGAGTTAGGGACAATCGCATCTAAAAATAAAGGCGCGTCTGGCTCTTTCTTGGCCGGGGTAACCACCGTCACAGTGGTTGACGGCATTATCACCAGCATTGTTTAAGGAGAATACCAATGGCCGTTTCTATCAGTAACATCATCCCCGCTAAGACAGCGGAGGCCGCGCAGACAACGCAGTACACGTCGAATGGCGTGCAAACAATCATCGACAAGTTTACCGCGACTAACTACAGCGCGACCGCTGCGACAATCAGCGTCAACCTGATTACGGCTGCTGGCAGCGCGACCGACAGCAACTTGATTGTCGATACCAAAACGCTTCAGCCTTTAGAGACATATACGTTTCCTGAACTGGTCGGCCATGTGCTGCCTAACAATGGCTTTATCAGCACCATCGCTGGCACGGCTACGTCCATCAACATCCGCGCGTCAGGTCGGCTAGTCAGCTAATGCAGCCCTTCGTCGTATTTTCATTACCAAGATCGCGGTCAGCTTGGCTGTCCCGCTTTCTGACTTATGGTGAATGGATGTGCGGCCACGAAGAGTTACGGCA